GAGTCGGGACAAATTTGGGCGCCTGACGAAAAATTCGCAGAAGAGGTTATTGAAGAATGTGCATCATTTCCGTATGGGGATAATGACGATTTGGTGGACAGTACAACACAAGCGATAATGCGCTTCAGACAGGGAGGTTTTATTGGACACCCTGAAGACGAAAAAGATGAAGCATTGCCGCGAACAGAGAGAACGTATTACTAATGGCGACAAAACAATTATTTCAGATTCTATTAAAAAATAGAGATGGTATTAAACAAGGTATCACTAAAGTTCAAGACATAGTCACAGAATATTTATCAACGACTGGAGCAAGAGCTATTTCTCCAGACGAAAGATTTACAATTAACAAAGAGTTTTCAGAACTTGCACCAAGCAATGTAGTAAATGATATTTTTGGAGACTTTCAAGGACTGCAAGATGATGCAGCAGATGCTGTAATGGATACACCTTTTACAAATAAAGTAAGAGAGCAAAACCCTAATGTAGAAATAAGAGGTAACGAAACTTTTGGTGAGTTAACAGAGAAGTTAGGAAAACCAAAAGACCAAGGCCTCGGTTCGCTATACCCTAAAGGTAAACCGGGTGAGATCTTTGATATACAAAATGATAAAAGAATGGAAGTTGCAGAGTTTATGAAAGAGATGCGTAAAGCTGGAATTCAAAATGAAGATGTAATGAACACTGCAAAAATTACAGACGTTGCAGAAGGAAAACGAGCCGCGACTACTTTAGCGCGAGCCGCGGATATGGGAGCGGATACAAAAATTAAACAAGAGATATTATCTGAACTAGATGAACAAGTAATGGACAAAGGACCGCGATTCTTTCAAGAAGAATTTATGGGTTACGACTCAATGGGTAATCTGTTAGAAAATATTACAACGACAGTTAACAATGGAATCTACGATGACCTAATCGAACAAGGTGTACCAGAAGATAAGGTGTCATCTATATTTCAATACATCGCAAGTGTTAGAAATAATATGAAGTATGATCCTAAAGCTGTGTTACGTAAGATAGCAGATGATGTTGAGATGGAAGACATTAAGTATGACACAACTTTTTGGGATAACTACATCGATGAAATTTTAACAAGAATACAAAAACCCGCACCGAGATTCGCGGACGGTGGATTAGTGTAATGGCTACAGACGCAGATTTAATTGCAAAATACAGACAGTATAATCCAAACTATGATAGATATACTGATGAAGAAATAACTCAAATAGGTTTACCAGGTTTTGAACAACCAATGGGAATTAATACAGTTCCTAATCAATTTACATATCGTAATCAATTTATGAACGATATGAGAAATTTACCAAGAGATATTACAACTAGTTTAGGTCAAACTAAAGATGCACTTGTTGAAGATTTTAGTGGACTACAAAATATAATAGGATCAGGTGTTGATAGAATGCAACAAGGTTTTAATACAGCTAAAGAAGGAATAATGAATTCAAGTGCAATGGATTTTTTTAGAAGCCTACCTACACCAGGAAATTTACTTTTAAATCTTGCAGCTACAAGAAATCCTCTTAATCCTAGATCTTCTAACTATAATCCAACACTTCAAGGTCAAATAGATTATATGAAAGATAAAGGAATGTATGGTACAAATCCAAATAGTGGTTTAGGTCAAATTACAGGTGGAAGACTTACTGGTAAAAAATTGGTATCTGGTTTTGGATCAAATGATTTAGGAGAAATGTATAGTAAAGATTTATCTAAATTACAAGGTTACTTATCAACAATGCCTCAAAGGTTTTCTAGATTAAGAAAAAATAATCCAGCTTCTTACCAAAATAAAATAGATAATTTAAATGCAAAAATAAAACAAAATAAAATTGAAGCGCAAGCAGCACAGGCAGCAAGAGAAGCTGCAACGGCGGCTAGAGCAATGGCACGAAATCCACAAGTATATAGAGATGCCGGTATAACTTCAGGAGGTTTTGCTTCTCAAAATACAGGCACTAATTCAAATTTTTCTAATAGAACTGGCAGAGGAAGAACCGGATATTCAGAAGGTGGCCTCGCTTCAATGTTCACTAGGAGGGGATAATGTTTAGAGGAGAACAAAGTTTTACCAAATCTCAAATTAAAGAAATAAAAAAATTATATCTAGCAGGAGAAGGTTATCCAAGAATTGCAAAAAAATATAAAGTTGGTAAAACTACTGTTGAAGGATTAATTCTTGATCTAAAAGCTGGAAAAGTTCCATTTGAAAAAATAACATCAGAAGAAGCTAAAATTAGAAATGAAAAATTTACTCAAGGTATTCCGTCTAAAGGTGCAGATCCAGAAGGTCTAAAAAAATGGGCAACAGATTTCGATGGTAAAACAAGACCTAACTTATCTGCTATTGCAAAACAATTTGGTTATAAAGATAAAAGCGCTACTGTCACGGCATTAAATAATGCAAAAAGACAAGATGTCTTAAAGTTACCACAACCCAAAAGTAAAGAACTTATACAAAAAGAAAAAATTGCTTCTAAAAATATAAATTATTTAAATGATGATGATTTTAAAAAATTATCTAAAGAATTTAGTCCAGATACTTATGATAAATATGTAACCGGCAGTGATAAAGAGTTTGCTGATTTTTTAAATGAAAAAGGACATAAGGCCTATGGTAATAAAATTTTTACAAATGAAAATGTAAGTTCTCGAAGAGCAAGATTAAAAATACCTAACACTAACATTACAACAAGAGGTAAAATATTTGACGAAGATTTTATTTTACAAGAAGTAGAAAGAATGTTTTTAAATGTCGATGTTAAAAATACACCAATGGATAAAATAAGAACAGCTGTCTATGGTGCTAGAGCTTTAGAAAAAAATTATACAGATGATGAAAAAAGAAAACTATATATTAGTAGAAATAAAATAAAAAATAATAAAGGTAAGAAAAGATTCTTTACAAGGATACCAGTTGAAAAAACTTCTAAAGGAATGTTTTGGCAAGATCTTGTTGAAAATGCTTTAAGACATCAAACTTTTTTAAAAGGTAGAAAAGGTACTGGTTTAAAAGAATCACATATTAAATTTTTAAATCCCGAAGAAGCAAGATCTTCTAGTGTTAGTGCAGGCAAAGAAGTTAAGTTAATAGATACTAATGTAATAGATCCTAAAACAGGAAAACCTAAAATACTAACTTATGATAATTTTTTAAAACACGCAGACGACAATGTAAAACTTTATGGAATGAACTCTAAAGATATTTTAGCAGAGTATGAAAAGAAAAGATTTATTCAAACAGATCCAGAGTTAAGAGATATATTAAATAAAAAAACATCTTCAAGATACAATTCTACGTCAGTTAGTAGTAGAGCTGTTTTTTCTCCTACGCATATTCATCATACTGCAGGACGAGGTAAAAATGTTTTTAATGTTCAACTAGGTATTGGAATTGAAAATATGAAAGAAAATGCATTTAATTCTGTATTCAGAAAAGAATTTAAAGCAGCTAAAACTTTAACAGACAAAAAAATTGCTTTAAAAAAATATATAGAAAGTGTTCCTAAAAATTTAGAAATAAGACCTAATCTTAAACCATATGGTACAAGAGAATCGTTTGAAGAAATGTTAAATAGAATTGCAAATTCAGAAACTACTTTTGATAGAGCAGCAGTGCCAAGAGATAAAATAACTTTTACAGATGAACAATTAAAAGGTATTAGAGCATTTGCATCAAAACCAGGTGGTAGAAATTTATTAAAACAAGCTTTTACAAAAGGAGGTGTTCCAGCAATACTTGCTATAATAGGTGGTGCTGTTTTATTTCCTTCAATAGGTAAAGCAGCAACAAAAGAAAAACCAGAACCATTACAATATAATAAAGAAATAGGAGCCGTTGTAAATACAAACACAGATCAAAAAGCAGATCAAAACCAAATCTTACAATATGTCAAAGACAATCCATTAAAAGTTACAGCAGGAACATCTTTAGGTTTTGCTGCACAAGAAGTACCTGGAGCATATAAAACAGCTAGAGGAGTTGGAGCAACAGGACCCTTACCAAAAGGTAAAGGTAGAATTAGATCAGCACTTGGAATTAGTGGTGCTATAAGACCGGTGCTTACAACTTTTGGAACGCCATTACTTACAGGTTTATATGAAGGAGCGATCGGTGCTAAAAGATTAGAAGAAGGCGAAACGATGACAGATATTTTAACAGATCCGGTTGGACCTGTGTTAGGTTTAAGTTTAATGGAACCATTAACTAAAATGTCTGGTGCAGTAAGGTCTGCACAACCAACTGGTATTATGGGCGGAATAAAACAAGCTTTAAATTTAAGAGATTTTTCAAATGTAGGTACAGCTAGACCTGGACTAACAAGTAAAATTTTAAGAATGGGATTAAGTCCAAAAGTAATTGCTGGAGTAAGTAGAGGAGGATTATACGGTCTTTTAGCGGCCGGTGCTTTATCTGCTGGAAAATTTGGATTAGACCAATATGATAAATACCAAAATCAAGAGGGTATGATATACAACTTATTTAATGATTAATTATGGATAGACGAAGTTTTATAAAAGGATTAATTGCTTTAGCAAGTGCACCCGCTATTGGTAAATATGTAAACATATTTAAAACCGAAGGCGCGCGTGAAGGTATTGAGCAAGTTGCAAGTCAAGGTGTAGACTTTTTTAATATGGTAATTAAGAAAGTTATGGATGAAGGAACTTTAGTTAAAGAACAAGATAGAACATCTGTATATAAACATCCTGATAGACCAGACATAATGGTTGAAATTGATCAAGGCACAGGAAGTAGTTCTGTATATTTTGATACAGATCAAGGATCAAAGGCTGCTGCAGAAATTACAAAAACTATGGATGAAACTACTAAAGGTAAAACTGTAGAAGAACTTATGGAATCTGAAGAAGTTTATAAAATGGGTGGTGACGAATATTACAAAGATGTAGAAGAAGGAATTACAGGTGGTATTACAAACCTTGAAGAATTTCTTAAAATGAAAAAAGGTTTTGCAGCAGGTGGTAGAGTTGGAATGGTTAGAGGCGGTGTACCAAAAGGTCTGTCCGCAGCACTGCGTGCTATTATGGAAAAATACGGAAAAGACTCTATTAAAGTATTAGAAAACGAACCAGATTTTGGTATGAATATTTTAAATGATTACAATATAGCAAGACCGGAATCAGCAGTAATAAGAGATAAAATGAAAAACTTTGGTAAACCTGGTAAGTTTAATGAAGACGGTAGTATTGATTATGATTATTACGCAGAAATATTAAATGATTCTGAAAATACTTTTGTATATGGAGATGAATCTATTGAATCATTAGAAGCAATGGCAAAAGAAAGATTAGATGAAATAGCTGAATATAAAGCAATGTATGATAGGGGAGAATTAGATAAGTACGCACCCTCAAAATTAGACAATGTAAACGACGATCAAATTGCAGCAGCGGTGGATGATATATTTCCAACAGGAGATATTAAATATGATGCTGAAATGGCAGCAGAAGCTTTAGTAGAAAATAACCCACAAATATTTGGAGATGTACTTTACGAAGATCTTCCAGATAAATTAAGATCAGATATCTATGGAGCAGTATTAGAAGTATTATCTGGTAACTCAGCTAAAATGAGAGAATTAAAAAAATTATCTAAACCTACTAATACTTTAGCATCTATGAAAGCTGGCAAAGGAATTGATATGTCTGATCCAAATATAGCAGATGAGTTTACAAGATTTATGAAAGAAACAGATCCTAAAGGATATGAAGATTTAGAACAAAAAGTAGAGCTTTCTAATTTTAAAACTAAAGGAAGAAAAAAGAATGCTGACGGTGGTATCATCGATTTGACAGCAATGAAAATACCTGATAACAGCAAGTCAGGTGTTGAATCATTATTTAAAAGAAGGTAGAATAGCCAAATGGCAACTATAGATAAACCATTACCCAATGTAGACGAAAACAATAAACCTCAAGCAGAGGATATTGAAATTGAAAGCGTAAAATCAGCGGAAGTAATTGATACTCCAACAGGACCTGTTGAAGTAGATATGACTGAAGATGGTGGAGCAGAAGTTTCGTTTAATCCTAGCACTTCAGAAATAGATCCTAATCAAGACCATTTTGCAAACCTTGCAGAAACTATGGAAGATGGAGACTTAGATTCTTTAGGAAATAAAATGATTGATCAATACAACGAGTACAGAGAATCTCGTGGTGATTGGGAAGATACTTACAAAAACGGTTTAGAACTTTTAGGTTTTAAATACGAAAGAAGAACAGAACCTTTCAAAGGTGCATCCGGTGTTAACCACCCTGTACTTGCTGAATCGGTTACACAGTTTCAAGCGCAAGCTTACAAAGAATTATTACCATCAGATGGTCCGGTTAGAACTCAAATTATGGGCAATGTTGATGTCCCTAAAGAAGAGCAAGCTAAACGTGTCAAAGATTTTATGAATTATCAAATAATGGATCAGATGAAAGAGTATGAACCAGAGTTTGATCAAATGTTATTCTACCTCCCTCTTAGCGGTTCTACTTTTAAGAAAATCTATTACGATGATCTATTAGGTAGAGCCGTTTCAAAATTTGTACCTGCAGATGATTTAATTGTACCTTACTCTGCAAACTCATTAGAAGATGCAGAAGCAATTATTCACGTAATTAAAATTTCAGAAAACGAATTAAGAAAACAACAAGTAAATGGTTTTTACAGAGACATAGAATTAGGAGATCCACCTGTTACAGAAAATCAACTTGAAGATAAAAAATTAGAGCTTGAAGGAATTCAAAAAGATGGCCAAGAAGATCAATACACTTTATATGAAGTGCACACTAACCTAGACTTAGAAGGTTACGAAGATGTTGGAGAAGATGGTGAGCCTACAGGAATTAAACTTCCATATGTTGTAACTGTTGCACAAGCAAANAGTAAAGTTTTATCTATTAGACGTAACTACAAAGCAGAAGATCCTAGAAAAAANAAAATTAATTANTTTGTACAATTTAAATTTTTACCNGGAACTGGTTTTTATGGTTTTGGTTTAATTCATATGATTGGTGGTTTAACTAGAACTGCAACAGCNGCNTTAAGACAACTTCTTGATGCAGGAACTTTAGCAAACTTACCNGCNGGNTTTAANTCNCGTGGTATTAGAGTTAGAGACGATGCACAACCATTACAACCTGGTGAGTTTAGAGATGTAGATGCACCTGGTGGAAATATTAAAGATCAGTTTATGACTTTACCTTTCAAAGGTCCTGATGCAACACTATTACAATTAATGGGTGTTGTAGTTTCTGCAGGTCAAAGATTTGCAGCAATTTCTGATATGCAAGTTGGTGATATGAATCAACAAGCCGCGGTTGGTACTACAGTTGCACTTCTTGAGCGTGGTTCAAGAGTTATGTCTGCAATTCACAAAAGATTGTATGTAGGTTTAAAAGAAGAATTTAAATTATTAGCAGAAGTATTTAAAACATACTTACCACCGGTTTATCCTTACGATGTACCGGGTGCAAGACGAGAAATTAAAGTACAAGACTTTGATGATAGAATAGATATATTACCTGTAGCAGATCCAAACATCTTCTCACAGACGCAAAGAATATCTATTGCACAAAGTCAATTACAACTGGCGCAATCAAATCCTCAAATGCATAATATGTACCAAGCGTACAGATCTATGTATGATGCGCTGGGTGTGAAAAATGTTAATGCAATATTACCTCCACCGGCACAACCAATGCCGATGGACCCTGCATTAGAACACATTTTAGCAATGTCACAAAAACCATTTCAAGCTTTTCCTGGTCAAGACCACAAAGCTCACATTGATGCTCACTTAAACTTTATGAGATTAAATATGGTGCAAAATAATCCTATGGTTATGGCTACAATGCAAAAAAATATACTAGAACACATTAGTTTAATGGCTCAAGAACAAGTTCAAATAGAATTTGTAGAAGAATTACAAGAATTACAAATGATTCAACAACAAATGCAACAAATGGGAGCACAAAATCCTGCTATGGCACAAGGTATGATGCAAAATCCACAGATGATGCAACAACAACAACGGGTTCAACAGATAACAAACGCTATTGAAGCTAGAAAAGCGCAACTAATTGCTGAAATGCAAGAAGATTACGCTAAAGAAGAAGAAAAAATTACTGGTGAGTTCGCTGGAGACCCATTATTGAAAATTAAATCAAGAGAAGTTGACCTAAAAGCAATGGAAAACGAAAGAAAAGAAGAAGAAGGTCAAGAAAGACTTAATCTTGATAAAATGAAGGCTATGATGAACGATCAACAGCACGATGAGAAGCTAGAACAGAATCAAGAACTAGCTGAAATGAGAGCAAACGTATCATTGACTAAACAAGAGATGGCTGATGCAAGTAAGCGTCACGATTTCGGTAGAAATTTTAAAAAAAACTAGATATAAACAAATTAAGGAGAAAACTATGATCAAAAAAGCAAAAGACCCTAAAGCTGTTCCAGAATTAGGTGTTGGTAAAGATGGTTACAAAACAGGTGGCGTAAAAATTGAAGCTACAGATCCTTTTGAAACTCAAACAGTAACTGTTAGAGGAACAAGAAGAATGAGAGCTGATAAAAAACCTGTTCAAGCTAAATGGTACTAGGTTATGTGGTTATCGGCAATTAAATTAGCCGTTTCTGCTGGAAGTAAAATCTATGCTAACAAGCAGAGAACGAAGATGGCTATGTCAGATGCACAGCTTATGCACGCTTCTCGTATGGCAGAAGGAAAAGAAGCTTACCAGGGAAAACTTTTAGAAGCCCGTCAATCAGATTGGAAGGACGAGGCGGTTTTACTAATTCTCTCGGCGCCAATAGCGATTTTGGCCTGGGCAGTTGTAAGTGACGATCCATCAGCTATGGACAAAGTGAACGTGTTCTTCGAACACTTCGCAGCACTCCCTAGTTGGTTTACAAATTTGTGGATCCTTGTCGTTGCGAGCATATATGGTATAAAGGGTACACAAATTTTTAGAAACAACGGAGGAAAAAAATAATGGCAAATCCAAGATACAACACTCAAGTTGCTCAACCAAGAGGAATGAAAATGGGTGGCAGAGTAAAAAAAATGGGCGGTGGAATGTCTACTGCTAGAAAAGATATGGCTTCAGGATACTACAAAGATGATATGGGTATGGGTGGTGGAGCAATGTATAAAAAAGGTGGTTCTGTTAAAAAGAAAAAACAGGGATACAAAGATAGAAAAGACGAATCTATTGCTATGAGAATTAGAAAAAAAAGAACTAAGAAGCAATTAAAATCTTCTGCTAATGAGTCTTATGGTAAATTTGGTTCTAAAGCTAAAAAATCTGGCAAAATAAACAAGTAGTTTATTATGTTTAAAAAGTGGTTAGATAAAATAGTTGAAAAACTATTTGGAAAGAGATGTAAGTGTAATGACTAAGAAAAAAATACCTGCTGGTAAAAAAGGTAAAGGATTAAGAGCATTAAAAAAGAAAGCACCACAAGTTGCAAAACGAATGGGCTACAAGAAAGGTATGAAAGTTAGATAATGAAAAAAGGATACCATAAAACTAAAGACGGACGAACGGTTAAAAAAGGTTTGTATTATTATATGAACAAAGCCAAAAAATCCGGCAAAAGCAGACCAGGTAAAGGCACTGTTACAGATAAAGCTTTGAAAAGATCTGCAAAGACTGCAAAGAAAAAGTAATATGAGAAAACAGGATAATATGCCTGCAAGAAACAAGAAGAATTTCAGACCTACAAAGTCTGGAGCAGGTATGACACGAGCCGGTGTCGCTGCTTATAGAAGAAAAAATCCCGGTTCTAAATTAAAAACAGCTGTGACTGGTAAAGTTAAGAAAGGGTCCGCTGCCGCTAACAGACGAAAATCATACTGCGCAAGAAGTGCAGGTCAAATGAAAAAATTTCCTAAAGCAGCAAAAGATCCTAATTCTAGACTACGTCAGGCTAGAAAAAGGTGGAAGTGCTAGATCGATTTATTTATAACTGTTTTGCTAAACTTGATGATGCTATTGCATTTGTTGAAACGTATGTTATTAAAATGACAGAATGGTGTTGGCAGTCTAGAGTTAAACTGCTAAACAAAAGAAGAAAAAGGAAAAAATGAGAACAGCAATCATAGATGCATTAGAAGCTAGATATGAAGCTCAAATTTTAGAGGCTGACGCTACACTTAAAATTTACTTGGAAAATTCTGTAGGTATTGGAGAACATCCACAACACATAGATGAAGTAGATAAACTAATCGAAAAAATTGCAAATGCTGAAGAGAAAATAAAAGTGTTGCAACAATTCAAACTATAAGGAGAGAAGATGGACGATTTAGTAATAATAGATAAACTAAAAAAAAGAATCAACGCTACACTACAACAAATTGGAGACAGTATGATTACTGGTGGGGTTGACAGTATGGAAAAATATAAGTATATGCTAGGACAAGCACACGCTTATCAAATAGTAATACAGGAAATCTCTAACCTGCTAGAACCAAAGGAGCAAAAAAATGAGCAAGGAAACGTTATCGACCTCGGAAAAGGAAGTCCCAAAAATTAAATTAGGTCTTCAAGATAAATACGAAGCAGAAAAAAAAGAAGAGTCTCACGCAAAAAGATTAGACGAAAATAATATTAAAGATGTAGAAGACCAGTTACCAGAACCGGTTGGATACAGGATTTTAGTTTTGCCTTTTACCCCAAAAGAAAAAACTAAAGGCGGAATTTTATTCTCTCAAGAACAATTAGATAAAGCAAGAATCGCAACTACTTGTGGTTATGTTTTAAAAATGGGAGATCTTGCATACGCGGATAAAGATAAATTTAATAAGCCGTGGTGTAAAGTAGGAGATTGGGTGATGTTTGCCAGATATGCTGGTGCACGTTTACCGATTGAAGGTGGAGAAGTGCGAATACTAAACGATGATGAAGTGTTAGGGACCATAGGTGATCCTGA